TAATTAAGGAAGATTTTAAATCTTGGAGACCCTTGACATTCACAGAACAAAAAGTTCATTGGCAATCAATCAGAAATAATCTTGATAAATACAAAAAGGAGCTTATAGAAAATTCAACAGAATTATTAGAAGAGTCAAAGGAAAAATATATTAAAGATTTTGAAAGAGCGTTAAGAAATAAAGATAGAACAGAATTGAAAAAGTTATCATTGAAAAATAAAGCACTATACGCAACGCTGATAGCAATGACATTGAAAAAGATTTATAACTTTGGTAAAGTAAATGTAGCAAAAGAAATGAGAGTACAAGCTCCGCCAGTTTCAAATGAAGCAACTCAAAGAATAAATCTACAAGCTGATATGATAGCACAAGACCACTTCGACAGATTGGTTTATGAGAGTAAAAAAACTGCGGTCAATGGATTGGGAAAAGGATTATCAGTAATAGCAACCCTAGCAATGATTGAATTAGTAATGAGTGATAAAATTAAAGAACTAACAAGAAACACTGCGGGAATAGTTATAGCTGGAAACTTAAATCAGGGCAGACGATTGGTTCAGAAAAGATATAGTAATTTAATTTATGCAATGCAAAGGTCAGAGGTTTTGGACGATAGAACTTGTAATTATTGTTTAAGTATTGACGGCAGGGTTTTTGAAAAGAATGACCCATTTACTAAGAACGATATTTTTCATTCAGGTTGTCGTGGAGTGTGGATTGAGATTATGAAAGACGAAAAGGAATTACCTAGAATTACAGGTGCTCCTAAAAGCCTAACAGATAAATTTGATGGCGAGGTGAATAAGTTGCTACAACCAAAAGTTCCTATAATTAAAAAGACATCTGATGCTGCGAAGTTTCTAAAATAATTGTTTAATATTTAAAAAGTGTTATAATAAAAGTATATTAAAAAACAGTTCAACGTTTTGGAGAAGTAGAATTCTATCTCTAAGGTTGTTGAACTGCTTAGGGATAATTAGCCTCTACTTCGGTGGGGGCTTTATAATTAATAAATTTATGAATAAAAAAATAAATAAATTAAAAACAGATGAGATGTTTTTTACATTCCCAATATCTTTTGCAGAAGCAGATGTTAAAGAGAAAATGGAAATTCAAATCATCCCAGTTGGAAAATGGAAGCATAATGATTATGGAGATATGAAAGTTACTAAGGATGATATTAAACAATTCGCTAATAATTTTAAATTAAGAAAAGGAGTGCCAATCACAAAGGGACACGCTAAGATGGGCGAAGAATTACCAGCAGTCGGCTGGTTTAAAAAACTTATAAATAAAGGGAGCGATGGTCTTTGGGCTATTGTAGAATGGACTGACATAGGTCTGCAAATGCTTAAGGAAAAAGCATATAAATATTTCAGTCCAGAAATACATTGGAAATACGAAGACCCACAAACCCACAAAGTATATAAAAACGTTTTAACTGGCGGAGCATTGACTAACTATCCTTATTTTAAGGAATTGCAAGCAATCGTTCTGTCAGAGAAATGTATATTTAATCAATTTAATAACAACGATATGACTTTAAAAGAAATATTAGAAAAGGAAGTCGCTGATTTAAGCGATGAAGAAAAAAAGTTTTTAGTTGAAAATAAAGATGAATTGACAGATGAAGATAACGAGAAATATAAAGATATTTTAGAAGTAGAAGACAAAGACGACGACAAAGATGATGACAAAGACGAGGATAAGGACAAGGATAAGGACGAAGACAAGGACGAAGATAAAGACGACAAAGATGAGGACAAGGATAAAGACAAAGATGACAAGGATGAGGATGATGATAAAGATGACGAGGGCAAGATGTCAGCAAGTGAAGTAAAACTTTTACAAGATAAAGCAGATAAAGGAGTAGAAGCATTATTGAAATTAACAGAAATGGAAACAAAGGAAGTAGTTAAAACTTATGTATTTTCTGAATCAAATAGCGAAGGCAAGATTTTACCAAAAAGCCAAGATAAAGTAGTTAACTTTATGATGTCTCTTAATGAGGGACAAGTGGCTAAATTCAAAGAGCTTTTATCCGAACTTCCAAAAGTTCAGATTTTTGGTGAAATTGGAGACGCTGGTTCAGAAGATGATACTTCAAATAAAATCGATAAACTTGTTAAAACTAAAATGACTGGAGATAAAAGTTTGAAGTATTCAGATGCATTAAAATCAGTATTTAGTGAAAATGTAGAACTAGCAAAGGAATACGAAAAGGATATGAAAATTTAATCAATTAATCAATTAATATTATGAGTCAATCAACACGGTCATTCGAATTATGCAAAACCACCAGTGAAACCTTTGCTACAAAGCAGTTTTATATTGCTCAAATGGATTCAAGTGGTGATGCTGAACTAGGAGAGGGTGCAACTGACCTTTTATTAGGTGTAATGCAGAATACCCCTGCTTCTGGTGAAGAAGGCACAATTAGATTTTTAGGCACAAGTAAAGTTATTGCTAGTGCTGCAATCTTAGTTGGTGCTAATTTAACTTCTGATTCTGCTGGTAAAGCCGTTACAACTACAACCGACAAAGATGTAGTTATTGGTGTAGCGTTAGAAGCCGCAGGTGCTGCTGGAGATATCATTGAAATTATGCTAACACGATTTACATTGTCAGCATAAGTATTTTTATTTAATTTACTAACATTATTAATATGGCTAATATGTACTTAGGAGTCGACCCAATGTTGACAAATGTAGCAGTAGCTTATCAAAATAGCGAATATATTGCTGATAAGATTTTCCCAATGCTTCAAGTAAAAAAGCAGAGTGGAAAACATTTTGTCTATGACAAAGGGAGATTTAGAATTAACGAAGTATTACGTGCAGTCGGAGCTAATTCAAAAGAAGTTACATTGAAAGTAACAACTGGCACAACTTATTTCTGTGAAGACCACGCATTAAAGCAATTTGTAGCAGATGAAGACAGAGATAATGCAATAACTCCAACTACTCCAATGGTTGATGCTACTGAAAACGCAACTGATATGTTACAGGTTTCAAGAGAATACGCTTTGGCAAGTTATATGGCAAATGTATCTAATTTGACAAATAGCACTACTTTATCAGGAACAGACCAATGGAGCGATTATGCAAATTCAGACCCATTCGATGATATTATGACAGGTATTGAATCTGTCCACGGCAAGATTTTTGTTAAACCAAATACATTAGTATTAGGTCAGCAAACATTTAATTCTCTAAAGAATCATCCTGATTTACTTGACAGAGTAAAGTATAGTCAAAAAGGAGTTATAACAATCGATTTATTGAAATCATTATTTGATGTAGAACACGTTTTAATCGGTGGAGCTGGTTATAATTCAGCAACAGAGGGACAGACAGATGATATGGCTTATATCTGGGGAAAGCACGCTTGGTTACTATATATCAATCCAAAGACCGCTGCTAAGATGATAACATTCGGTTTTGCTTATACTTGGAAGAAAATTAAGACAGAGAGATTAAGAGGTTCAGATGAAGAGGATAGAAAAGGAACTTATGTCAGAGTAGGAGACCATTATTACGACCAACAGGTTGTAACTGTAGATGCTGCTTATTTAATTGCAGACGCAGTCGCTTAGAATTATAAAGGCGGAGTTTAACCGCTCCGCCTTTCAACTTAATAAACTAAATATACCTATATGATATTCAATAAGTTATATAAGCGTGTATCTGGCATAGATTTTTTCGTGAAGAGAGGCACTGTTGTTAAAAAGGACGGCTTGACTGTTCCTAAAATAGCAGTAGCAACATTTGATACAGCTGGAAACGATAGTTCAGCAGTTTCAAATAAAACTGTTGCCGCTCACGGATTAGGAGTTTATCTACCAGATAACGCGATTGTTACTCGGGCTTGGTATGATGTAGTTACTACATTTACAACTGCAAGTTCAGACGCTGGAACTATTGCCTTAAAAGTTAATGGAGCAAATGATTTAATAGATGCATTGGCAGTTAGTGGCTCTGGTAATATTTGGGATGCAGGAATGCACCAATGTTTACCAAACAACTTTGCATTAGACGGCAACTCTTTAGCACAGATTGATATGGGAATTGCAAGAGACGCTACAATGATAAAAACAACTGCTGAAAGAGAATTGACAGCTACTGTAGCAACTCAAGCATTAACCGCTGGTAAGTTAGTATTATATGTTGAGTATGTGATTAGCGATTAAGATTAATTAATTTAATATAAAAATTATGTCAATGTATAAAGTGAAATCACGCTTAAAACACGATGGCAATGTTTATGAAATCGGAGATACTGTTGATTTAGGAGAAAATATTGCTTTGCGATTGGTTAAAAATGGAGTGTTAGAGGGCAAAGGAAAAGACAAAGAAGTAGTTGAAAAATCAGAAGTAATCAAAGAACCAAAAGAAGTTGAAAAGCCAAAAGACAAGCCAGTAAAGGTAAAAGGAAAAGGTAAAGGTAAAAAGAAATAATATTTTTACGCCCCTCGTTTTATTTCGGGGGGCTTAAAACTTATTAATTAATATTTAAAATTATGTTTAAAAAAGTAAATACAATTTTGGCGATTATTATTATAACTGCTTGTTTAGTTTTTTCTGGTCAATTATATGCGAGGGTTTATTTAAAAGACCAAGTATATTTAAACGACAGACAAGACCCAGAGATACATAATGTTACAATGACAACTGCTGATACAGAATATGAATTTGCGATTGCTACAAGCACTACAAAACTATTGATTAAATTGAGAGACCCTGGGGCAACATTAAAGTTATCTTATGAAGAGAATAAAAGCGGAACTGTTTATTTAACAATTCCAGCAGGGGCAACAAAGTCATTAGACAATGTGTATTTTAATAGTAAGACATTATACTTTCAATCACCAACAGCTTCGCAAGTAGCTGAAATTGAGATAGTTCATTAATTATTAATATAAAATAATATGAAATTGAAAAATATTTTAATTAGTGGTATTTTTGGTGTTTTTGGTTTGCTATTTATAGTAGGCATTGCTTCCGCTGATATGGGTTCAGGCATTAACACATCACCACTAATGAGATTGGATGGAACTGATGTTTTAATGTTAAATTCCTCTTGGGATTTAGGAAGCGAAGCGATACCAATTCACGAATTGGTTGTAAGCACTATAAAAGCGTCATCAACAATCACAAATACCCTAACAGTAACCGCAACTACAACCTCCCCGTTGTTATTGGATGACGGCACAGTATCAGCCCCAGCTTATAGTTGGATGAGTGATTCTAATTCAGGACTATACCGCATAGGAGCTGATAATATCGGTATGACTTTAGGTGGAAGCCTTATCTATGACTTTGGAGCTACAAGTTTTGATATTGGCGGTATGGCCACAGTAACTTTAGCAACTGGTAATATTGCTACACAGGGCGATTTAGATTTAGTCGGTTTAAACTTACAAAACACTACAGGAACTTTAAATGTTAGTAAATCTGGCTCAATGACTACTATATTAGGAACTTTTAATGTTGATGAAGCCGTAACTTTTGATAGTACAGCTAATATTGCTGGCAACTTAGATGTTGGAGGTATGGCTACTATAACGGCAAGTACAGGAAATATAACTTCTGAGGGAGATATAGACCTTGTCGGATTAAATATACAAAATACAACTGGGACACTTAATGTATCTAAGTCAGGTTCAATGACAACTATACTTGGCACATTCAATGTTGACGAAGCTACTACTCTTGATACTACTTTAAGTGTAACTGGGGCTTCAACACTCTCAACTCTTTTAGTAACAGGAGCAATCAATGCTAGTTCTACAATTTCAATGGCTAATGATACTTGGCTAAGAGCATTAAATAACGCTGATAGTTCTTATATAAACTTATTTAAGATAAATACTTCTGATGAGATAGATGTCGGAGCTACTTTAAATACTGGACCGATTGAATTTGAAGAAGATGCTGGTGCAGTTACAGCTATGGATATGCCAGTTTCTGCTACTCCCGCTGATGGTGATGAGATGTCAATCAGTTTTAGTATAGATTCAAATATAGTATTAAAAGTAAAGGGAAGTGCAGATTCAAGCGGTGGAGCTGATGATTTTAGAGTTTTAATTCCTAATGGATATTTAGGAATAGGAACTACTACACCTCAGAGTATATTAACAATTGATAGTGGTGCTACAGTTACAACCACATTAGAATTTGGAGATATTTATTCAGGAACAGCTAAAACTTGTTTTAATGTTGCTCAAGCTGATGGCTCAGTAGCAAGTTTTTATTTTGTTGGTGGGGCAATAGTAGTAGAAACAAATGCTTGTAATTAATTAAAACTTAATATATGACAAATCAAACAAAACTTTTTATAGGAACTACAATCGGAGTGATTGGAATTTTAATATTATTGATAGCTCCTAACTGGCAACCTCTTGATGAACCTATGGGAGCAAGTATATCAGCTCCAAGTTCAGCAAGTGGATTGGTAGGCTATTGGTCTTTAGACGCTGATGACCTTTATGATACAGATATATTTCAAGATATGAGTGGTAATGGGAACAATG